ACTAGTCCTGAGGTACAATATGCAATTGAATCTTTAGAGAAACGTACACCCTTGGTGTCTGTAAGGTTACTAGAGGGGTTTAAAGCACCACCTACGGTGTTTTTTGAAGTATACATGAAGTATTCTTCAATCTTAGGGAATGCTTGATGGATACTATTGATTTCTTTTTGACTTTGAATCGCCTGTATTTTGCCCTGATCATTAGGACTTTCTTTTATTGCATGACGCACAAAACGCATTTTCATTGCGTCAATATAACGCAATTCCTGTATTCCTTCGTGTGGTGCTTTTAAATCAATTACTTTATGATAATATAATCTACCATCTACATACCAATTTCTATAAATCTCATGTGCCTTTTTATCAAAATCTAAAAGTTCTTTTATAAATTTAAACTCATCTCTCAGTTTCTTTTTAATCCCTTCACTAGCATTTAATTTTGAGAGTTCTATATCTACAGGACTTTCATTGGTATCTGATACTATGGATTCTTGTATAACATCTTCAATTGCACCATCCACTTCTGGATGTAAAGCCATCTCACGATATCTACGAATTAATTCAAACTCGTTTTTAAATACACCTTCTAAGTCTACATAGTTACCAAAAAACCCCGAAGTCATGTAGTAATCACTCTGGTCCGCTTTGGAATCAGGAACTGGTGATACTACCGACTTAGGAGTTTGTTCATCGTTCTCAATCGAGAACCCAAATAATTTAGCCATCTATACTATGGACTATACCGTTCATAGTATTTAGTATAGCACAGATATTACCTTATGTCTGCTGCTTCTTTAGCACCCATTACTTCAAAGTATTGTACTTGGAATTCAACAGTGAACTCTTCAATTGAGTCACCAGTTTCATATGAAAGTGCTATTTCAGATATATTAGTTGGGAATATATCAATAAACTTGTAAGCTCTTAGAACATTTGCTTGCTCTGTAGGGCCCTTTTCACTTACACCACCTGTTGGTTTAACAGATGAAATAGTAGCTCCTCTTCCTAACTGATAAACATAACCTTCTTTCATGTATGTACCAGGATTAGTTGCTCCTGTATTGTTATCAAGTTTAGAGATTCCATTACCCCATGCTTCAAAAGCAGTACGTAATCTGAAATCTTCGTCGTTAATAACAGTAATTGTCCAAGGATCGAAAGTTCTGTCTCCAGCAACTTTAAGAATACGTCCTCTAAAAGGAACATCTACAGGTGCTACGTTAGAAGCTGGCATATTAGCAGCTTTGCACATAAAACGTAGAGTACTCTTATCAACGTTTCCGTAAATGCCACCATCAACATATGATGGCATATCTGGAATTGCTACTTCAAATAGATTAGGACGTGCGCCACCACCTCTAAGTGCTGACTTAAAGTTGGATATAGTCCTAACATTTGGTGGGTTTGGGGCTGATGCCATTTGTAGTTACTCCTTACTTAATTAAACTCTACCTGCGACTTCCTCGAAACTAACACCTGTGCGAGTAGCAACAAAGGTTAGTGCAACGAAGTTGATAGATTTGGCGGGCTTGAGGAAGATGTCAGCACGGAATTCATTATTATCAATGACATCTGGTGTGTTGTTTGTTTCGTCGCAAATTACCAAGAAGTCGTATAAACCTCTCTTACTTTGTACGTCACGTAGATATGGTTCTACGATGTTTACGAAGTTTGCACGGGTAATTTCGTCGTTAAACTCAAAGAGTTGTGCTTGAGCAGCACCCTCTAATGCCTGTTCGACTGTAAGGAACAATCTTCTAACGTTAATTCTGTCAAACGCTGAGGCGTAACCAAGGGCAGTCTTGTCTCCGAAGAGCATTATGCCAATACCAGGGCGGAATACAACAGGGTTGATTCGCTTGGTATACAGAGAATCTCTTTGTGCTGATGTTGGATTAAATGCCAACTTAGTAGCGTTGTTAAGAACACCACGCTGCTGTCCAGCAGGAGAGAACCAAGGATAGAACTCTCTGTTAGTTCTAACCATGAGTCCAGCAATGTCTCCGTTTGTTGGAACCCAACGGAATTCATTGTTGAATCTATCAAACATATACTTATAACCACTATCTAAGATTAGATATGAAGATGAATTTGCTCCATCTAATGTGGCGATAACGTTTGATGTTTGTGTTGCCCCAGACGTAATGTTAACAACGTCTCCACGTTGTGGTCCAGCAACGGCAACGCAATCTTTTCTTGTTTCTGCAATGTCTGCCAACTTGTTAATCTTGGCCTGTGATTCTGCTCTTGTATCAGAACCAGGTCCAGCGATTAGATAGTCAACAGCAATCTCATCCTTGGTTTGGAACTTCTCATAAGAAGTAATAAGAGAACCAAGTGTTGCAGCATAACCATTTGCAGAAGTGTAGTTGTTACCACCCTTAAGTGCATAAGTGGTAGCACCAATACCTGCAAAGTATGTTACATCTCCAGCATTCTGTCCCCACTGTGCGTCAGCGTTACTGATAGCAGAGTATTCAGTACCACCGAATCCAGTGTTAACTGGGCCAGTAAGACGCATTGCGTCAAATGCTACAGATGGATTATATCCAGCAAATGTCTTCTCAGAGAAATCTGCGAGATAATTCTTGTACCAGATTTTAGTTCCAGCATTTCCTGATGACTCAGCATCAAGTGCCTTAGATAATCCTAAATGCTTCTCAAGGATGTTACCTTTGATTCCAGTAATACTACCGCTATCATCGACAACAACAACGTGTAAAGCATCATTTCTAGCACCTCTATCAAGAGCGTACTGGTTGCTCACTGGTTTTTGAGCAATTGACTTCCAGTAAACAGTTGCGTTATCTAATTGGAGAGTTTGAGCATCGTACCAATCAGCAACTGCAGAAGGTGTAAATCCACTAGTTGAATCTACTGTACCAGCAGGAAGTCTTGTGTATAAAGCATCTGAAGTACCAAATGCATAGATACCACCTTCAGTATAATCAACCTTGGTTTCTGTTGAACCACCACCAACTGTTTCTACACGAGAAACAATCTTAACATCAATGGTTGACTTACCACCAACAGCATCAGTTGAAACACCAGTAACGATACCCTTAAGGTAACCTACGAAACTGGAAGTAGTTCCTGCACCAGGAAGAACTGTGCTTAGAGGAGCTGTTATACCATAACCAACGGTTACACCAGAACCTGCAAGACTAGTAGAACTTACAGTAAGGGTCTGATCAGCAAAGTCATCAATAAAGCAGACTTTTAAATCTTTAGACCAAGTACCAGGGTTCTTAGCGGCGTAATAGAAATCGGTAGCAGAAGTATAGTTAGACTGATAATCGTCGTAACTCTTAATCTTCAGAGTTGTGGTATTAGCAATACCAACACCTGCGTTAGCATTCTTGAGGTCGTCATCATCGGTTCTAGCAACCTTAAGAATACCACCATATGAAAGGAATGACGCTGCAGTCATCCAATATTCATACTGACTGTCGGTGCTCAATGGCTTACCGAAAGTGTTGATTAAATCCTGTTCTGTTTCCACAGTGATTGGATCATCAACAGGTCCAATTTCAAAAGGGCCTGCGATTGCACCGATATTATCGAGTACATTATCCGCCCTTCCTACTGTTAGATCTACTTCCCTGATTAATACACCAGGTGATACTAACTGAATAGCCATGCTTGCGTCCCTCTGAGAGTTCCCAATTTCCTACAAATTATTTATTGAAAGCTACTTTTTCAGAGGGGAAACCGTGCGTGAACTATGAACGATACTCCCACATATAACTCATATCGCCATAAGTTGACTCTATATCATCTCTATCTGTCTTAGTCCATCTTTGTCCATCTTCATCTACAAAGGAGTCATCTTCCAATCCATCAAGCATAAAACCAAATGGAGCCATGTCTTGTTCTATCTGATTTTTCTGATCTTCATATAATCTCTTTCTTACATCTTGATCGGTAAGTTCTTTAAAATAATCCTGTGCTACCAACCATGCATATATGACAAGACACATTGCAAGGTCATCATTACATCCATCATCTGCTTCAAATGAATTGCTCTTTGAAATAAATGTAGTTAATTCTGAGATGATATCATAATCTTTAAACAGAACCTTATCTGCCTCAATCATTGTCTTAAGGTTTAATGCACCAACCTTCTTGACAGTTTTGGACATCTTAACACCCAATTGAACCTTAGAACCAGAGAAACCTTGTCCTA